TCAATTTGTATCCGAACTTGTTGAAGTATTTAGGGAAGTTAAACGTGTTCTTAGGGATGATGGCACATTATGGCTTAACCTCGGCGATAGCTATGCTGGAAGCGGGAAAGGTCGGTGGGCCGATGGAAATAGCTATGCAACAGGCAAACAAGCTACATCTAAAGGAACAACAGAGGGAAAGCTGGTAAAATCTATTACGCCTGATTGCAAACCTAAGGATTTAATAGGCATACCTTGGCGTGTAGCATTTGCGTTGCAGGCCGACGGCTGGTATCTGCGGCAAGACATTATTTGGCATAAACCCAATCCAATGCCAGAGAGTGTGACGGATCGGTGCACCAAAGCGCATGAATATATTTTTTTGCTTTCTAAGTCTTCTAAGTATTATTTTGATTATGAGGCAATAAAAGAGCCTATTTTGCATCCTAATGTTAAAAATGCGACCTTTGGAAGTATGAGCGGAACAGGCATTAAAGGACTGCAATATTCTGGAAAAACATATATACCTCCTGACAAACGCAACAAACGCTCTGTTTGGACAGTTACAACAAAGCCATTTAAGGGCGCACACTTTGCTACTTTCCCACCAAATCTGATCGAGCCATGTATATTGGCTGGATGCCCTAATGAAGGGATTGTATTAGATCCATTTGGCGGATCTGGAACAACGGGATTAGTTGCCAATAAATTAAATAGAAATGCAATTTTATGTGAGCTTAATCCAGATTATGTTAATATAATTAAATCACGATTAAGTGGAAATATGCCTTTATTTAATAATACGGAGATGGAATAAGTCAATTTAGCTAGAAAAAGGCTAATGGTTATGGTAGGTTACAGGTCTAAGAAATTATTAGCTGATAGTAGATTAAATATGCCTAAGAAAACTAAAATACATCAGACAGCGCCAGATGCCCCTTTGGATGGGGGTGAACCCATTGTTGTCAAAAGACCCGTAGGACGTCCCACTAAATACTCTAAAGAGATAATGGACGATCTATTAGTGTATTTAAAGAGGGGATACAGCTTAGAAGCAGCAGCTTATCAATGTGGGATAGGAGCTAGAACTTTATTCGATTGGAAGCGTGACAATAAAGAGTTTTCGCAGTTCATTGAAGAACATAAGCCAGCTGCCTTGGTTTTTTGGGAAAACAAGCTGTTAGCCGCAGCAGATGATCCTAAATCGGGGAATACTCAGCTGATCTCATTGGCTGTAAGGAATAGGTCTAAGTCGGCTTCTGGCTGGATGAATGATACGCAGAAGGTGGAAGTCACTGGAAAGGACGGAAGCCCGATTGCAGTGGAGGAAACCTTCAAGATTGATGTAAAGAAGTTTGACGCAGACCAAAGGGCAATGCTCAAGGAGCTTATCCTGTCGGCAAAGGCGGGGGCGGGAAATGAAGATGACAATGAAGAAGAATGATGCCGTATTCCTGTCAAAGGCCAGCTATCATACTTTTGGCTGGCTCAAGCGTCCAGAGTATGACAGCGATGCTGGCTATGCCTATGAAATGCCCAACGGCGACCTGTTATTTACAGATGACCCACGCCACCAATATGGACTGACACTAGAAATTTGGATGGATAAGGCAAGCGGGGAGAAGTTCTGCACCCTGCCAAAGAAACGGCAAATCAACGATGCTAGACCTTGACAGCTACATAAAGACGCTGATTACGGAATACCCCGATCAAACTTTGCAGGAGATCGAGAAGGAAGACTGTGAAGAAAGCCTTTATGAGTTTCTGACTAAGGCGTGGAAGTATATCGACAGCTCGCCTTTCGTGGACGGGAATTGCATTGAGGCCGTTGCCGAGCATCTGATGGCTGTGACTGATGGTCAGATTAAGAAACTAGTCATTAACATTCCCCCACGCTGTGCTAAGTCCAGCTTAACAAGTGTGGCATGGCCTGCATGGACGTGGGCGCAAAGCCAGTTGTCGGATACATCGGGTCCTGGCGTTCAATTCCTAACGTCATCTTTTGCGCAACAATTGAGTTTGCGTGATAACCTGAAGATGAGGCGCTTGATTACCAGCGAATGGTATCAGAAGCATTGGGGTGATCGCTTCCAGCTCATGCCTGACCAAGCAGCTAAAGGCAGGTTCGATAACAATAAGAAAGGGTCGAGGCTGGCAACGTCTGTGGGCTCGGCTCTTACGGGTGAAGGCGGTAATATTATTATCGTTGACGATCCCAATGCGGCGCAGGAAGCCTATTCTGATGCTACGATTGAAAGCACAATTGAATGGTGGACAGGCGCCTTATCAACCCGCCTTAACAATGCCAAGACTGGCGCTTATGTCGTTATTCAGCAAAGACTGTCGGAACGTGATCTGACGGGTTATTTGATGAGTAAGAACTTTGAAGAATGGACGCATCTGTGCTTGCCGATGCGTTTCAGTCCTTCCCGAAGCTATACAACTAGTATTGGTTGGTCAGACTGGAGAACTCAAGAGGGTGAGTTGCTCTGGCCTGAACGCTTCGGGGAGGAAGAAGTTAAGAACCTTGAGACTAACCTCGGCCCATTTGCTGCCGCTGGTCAGTTGCAGCAGTTACCCGTTCCAAAGGGCGGTGGTATCATTGACAGCGATTGGTGGAAGTTATGGGAAGCATCAGAATACCCTNCGTTTTCTTATATTGTGGCAGCCTTGGATACGGCATATACGGAAAAGGAAGAAAATGACTTNTCGGCNATGTCNATNTGGGGCGTCTTTGAGCATGACATCACAGCCAAATCATCTCGTATTATTGGCGAAGATGGTAGGACAATGCAGGTCGAGCGTAGCTATGGTCAGATGTCGCCACGAGTTATGCTAATCGGCGCATGGCAAGCTCGGTTGCAGTTCCACGATTTAGTAGAGAAAGTACAAAAGACAGCCAAGCAATTTAATATAGATAAACTGCTTATTGAGGCTAAAGCAGCAGGTATAAGCGTGTCGCAGGAGCTTCGGCGTGTCTATGGAGCGGAGGAGTTTGCCGTCCAGCTCGTAGATTACAAGGGTAAGGGCAAAGATAAGGTAAGCCGCCTATATGCCGTCCAGCATCTATTTGCGGAGGGGCTGGTATTTGCACCTGAGATGTCATGGAGTACGGAAGTCATTGAGCAAGTCGCATCCTTCCCCAAGGGCGCACATGATGATTTGGTCGATACAGTCAGTATTGCTATGAGCCACATTAGACAAACTGGGCTATTGCAAAGGCCAACCGAACTTGCTGAAGAATTAGAAGCTAGTAAAAAAAATTGGGGCAAACCGCCAGTTCCGCTTTACCCAGTCTGATATTTAGTCTATATTATATTGACAGTATATTTATAAGGAGATTGGTATGTTTCGCACTGCTGCAAATCAACAGATATGGAATGATTATAGAGATATACAGAACAAACTTGATGAGTTGTTTTATCAATCCTATCCACGAAAAGATTATGAAAACGTTGTTCGTGCATTGTTTAAATGCGCTGAATTGTTTGAAAATATNCTAAATGATTTGAATACTGACGGCATTACTTCTGAAAGGCAGGAGGAAATACGACTGTATCTTAGCATTATCAATGGGCATATCAGAGAAGATAAAGATTATAATGTTCATATTATAAATCAGGAAAATACAGATGATTGATTTAGAAAAGAAATACACCAACAAACGCAATGATGAGATTAAGTTGAGCCATATTGATCGTGGNATTGTTTATGGCTGGGTTAAGCTAGGTATTGATTGGTATTCGCATCAGTGGGATGAGGAGACTGGTAAAGTGTTGTTAAATGCGCCAGATGTTAATAATCTTATTGAANTAAANCCACGCATTAAAAAAACAGTGTGGTTAAATATATATGAATATTGTTTTCTGTGTTGTTCTAGCAAAGAAGAAGCTGATCATTACGATGGTGATGATCGTTTGGCTTGCATAAAAGTTGAGATTGATGTTGAAGAAGGAGAAGGACTATGAGTAAAGAATTATTAATGACAGACGAACAGGTTTATCAAGAAATTTGCACTATGCTTGATGCGACAGCAGGAAATCCAAGCGAATTAAGAGATATAGTAGAATCCTTGCGGTGGCAAATTACTAAATTGGAAGAAGCTGTATTTGAAGAATCTATAAAAGAAAACCGCCTAAAAATAGAACGTGCTATTGAGGGTTTGCGAAATTTGAATTTAAAAATTGAAAGAGTTAGAGATGATATTATGATGGCTAGCACAGCTGCAAATTTCTTTTCATTAAAATACAAAAATCATATCAACCGCATGAAAAATGAGAAAAAGGACGATGAAAAATGACTCAGGATATCGTTAAACGGCTGCGTAATTTTGAACAATGGATTCGTGATCCAAAAAATCAAAATTTCACATTAAGTTCTGATTTATTTGACGAAGCCGCTAATCGC